GCCGATCGCGTCCGCTGCGTCCGCTGCGCTGAAGGCTGTATCTGCTCCGGCTTTGATAGCGGCGTCGTTGAATTTCTTCATCGTTTCCGCACTCTCACCAGTAACGGCCTTGATATTGCTCATTTTGGCTTCGAATTCAGCAGCTTTCGAAACAGTACTCTTGATTGCTTGTTTTCCAAGGTCAAAGAGTTTATAAGCAGCAGCCACACCTAAAACTTGCTTGAGCAAGTTCGTTGACGCGCTCGCTGCTTGATTTGTGTGGCTTACGATCCCCGTTAACGCGCTGACTGCCTTTTGACCTGTCGTATGGAACGCGTTCCCTAGCTTACCGCTTACGTTGCTCGCGAGGTTGTTGACGGAAGAAAGGATCTTGCCACCAAACGAATTTTGAACCCGTTCCGCGAAGCTGTTCGCTTTACTGGTTAGGTTGGTAAACATACTGGACCACGAAGAATTGATCGGGTTCAGCACCTTTTGGCCAAGCGCGCTCGTAAGATTCCCAGCCACGGACTGAATACGAGCTTCGAGCCGGGCCATAGCGTCACCGATAGACCCGAAAGCCGTCTTATACGATCCGGACATATTGTTAGCTGAATTAGTAAAGACTGAGCCTAAACTGTGGACTTTTGAGCTGATCCGTTGCGCCATAGAATCAACGCTGTTTGCCATTTCAGCAAACGCGCTCTTTGGCGATTTGATCGCTTTCGAAATGTCAAAATCAAAAGCCTTTTTAATTTTCGAGTTAATACCGGCCCCGAGGGTGGCAACGTCGTTTTTCATCGTTCCTAAAACTGATTTAATATCAGCTGAAACGCGAGTAAATGCTTTCCGTATGGGGTCAGGTAATTTTGCGCCGATGTTTGAAGAGATACGCTGTAACTCTCCGAGGGCGATTTTGAATCCGCCGGTCAACCCTTGGCCGATCTTGGATCCGATATTCTGGTTACTGTTTGCGAGCCGGTTCATAAGCTGACCGACTTCACGAATCATCTGATTTGCGCTCTTTGACGCTTCCTGTGCCGCGTTTTGAAATGCTTTACGCGTTGAGCTTACAACGTCGCTCATTGCTTTTTCATAACCGGTTAAATCCGCGCCGATAATCGCTTCTATTGATCCGTCAAACGCCATCGCCCCACCTCCTATCTATCTATTTCTGAAATGTTCATTAAGACGCTCGATCTTCTCGAGCATACCTTGAGAGCTTTCGCGCTCTTCGCGTTGTCTAAATAGACGACGCACTTTCTCGCGATCCTTTTTCTTACTCAACTTGCCAAAATCAGCTTTTTTAGCGTTCAATGTATAGCGTAAGTTAAAAGCAAGCTCGACGAGGTTTTCTCGTTCCTCGATCGCTCGATAGTAAAGGCCCTCGCGAATCGCGTCGAGCTCGTTTTTTGTACACGAAAAAATAATATTCGGGTCAGTTAGACCCAAACGCGCACACTCTATTAAGAGATTGCGTTTCTCAAGCGCCCAATTTGCGCCTCCGTCTGCTCGATCTGAAGTTCCGCTTGTGCCTTGTCCTCCGCTGTTTCTGCTTTGGCTTTGAGGTACTTCAATCCCAGCTCGAGATTTTCTAAGTACTTGGAAACTTTCTCTTTGAAAAAACCGGACTCGACCATCTCTTCTTCAAGTGCTTCAAAAAGTGGCTCTGCGCTTTCTGCTCCGAGATCTTCCATTTTGTCCGCGATCGCTTTGATTGCCTCTTCATCGCTTACGGCTTTTGCTTTTTTGCTCGCGCATAGCTTGATAAGATCCACAAGAGCCGAATCGTTACGATCAACCACACGAAGGAATAGAGCTCCGACCCCGTCTTCGTTACGTGTGCCGTCTGGGCCTTGTGATCCCAAGTCACGATTGACCTTGTACATGGTCATATAATCAAATTTGATCTCGATTGCGCGACTTCCGACTGAAAATTCCATTGAATAACTCCTTTTTTGTCAAAAAAATAAAAGCAAAAGGGCTTCCGAGGCCCCTTTGCTTGAAAAATTAGCGTGTAATATTGTTATAATCGCCTGTTGTTTCGCCCGGGTTTTGGTACTCGTAAACGTCGTTTAACATTGCGATTTCGTCCGCTGAAAGTGGGAACTTACCATCACGAAGACGTCCAACAATACCCACTGTATAGCTAAGTTTAACAAATCCGCCGACCGCGTCGTCGAATTCTACGTCGTCTGTGATCTTACCATATCCAAACTGTGCTGGATAAGTGTCCTTGCCTGTTGAAACGTCTTTGACTGACTCATCAACGATAACGCGCCAGATCTTCAATGATTCACCGGTTTTCTGTGCGTCAAGCACGGTTTGGACTGACGGATCTTTCGGTGCGAGGTATTGCGCCAACTCCATAGAGTGTTCATCGGTTGCTTTTTCAAGCAAGCGCCCTTGTTGTGTTTGCTCGTCGATGTATTCACCACCCATAGTTGTCGTACCGTCTGTACGATAGGCTGGAAGCATTGCTCCGTTACCTTTTTCAGCGTGGATTGATTGAATGAAATAGAATACTTTTTTACCTACGATCGGTTTTGCGATCGTAATTTTGATTTTTGCTTTATCTTCAGCTTCACCCATTTATAAGTGCTCCTTTTTTAAAAAATTGTATCTGTTAATGCAATGACAATATGATAGACTTCACGGCCTATCGTATCATCTAAGAGTACGCTCGCGTTTACGTTGCGATTGTGGCCGATTCTTCGAAGGGCCTCAGATTTGACCTTCTCGACACTGGCCCGGCTTTCCGTGCCCGGCAAGAAGATATCAATCTGTACGCTCATATCCTCAATAATAAGCCCCGTTTGAGCAGTTTTTGACGTGTCCGAGCTAGATTGCCCGATCACCAAAAACGGCTCGAGTGTGTCTTGTTTTGGTAGCTTAAATTTGATCGGAATATTGAGCGGTTTTAGTTTTTCGCGTAAATCTGCGAGCATTTTGACTGAAGGCGTTTCGTTTGCCATGAATCACCTCCTAAACATTTTACGAAGGTTTTTAAATAACGCTTCGCTTTCTTCCTTAACGGCTGGACCAAGAAACGGCTGGGCCTTCATCTTACGAGTTCCAAGCTCCACATAGACCGAATAACCAGCAGGAGACGTCACCTTATACCGTAACATACCCACCCGAGCAACAAAGATCCCGTTTCTCATGAATCCGGTATCGACTGCTGCTTTCATTTTGGCTTTCCGTTCCACACGCAAGGCCGATCGTTGCAATTCTGCCGATACAGCCCGACGCGCTTCCCGTGGCTTGTTTTGGACCTTCCGAATGAACTTGTCCAAGCCTTTGACAGTATATGAAAAACTCATAGATATATAACCGTGCTATTATGATGATATCGTTTGCCCTTGATCTTGAACCTGTGGCCATTGTAAATCACTTCTGAGAAGCCCTTATATGTACCTTGTAAGTGCAATTTGAACGAATCAAAGTCATACTTACCAAAGAGCCCCATCATCTCATAACTAGATAATGAATTTCGCATACAAGGGACTGGGAAACTCTTTTTCGTTTCCGTGCTCTCAAGCAATTCGTCCTCCGGCTCTTCCTCAAAGATCAAGGTTACGCGTTCGTTATAGATCATACACGCGCCCCCTTAAATGAATCGAGCGATCCCGCGGGCCCGATGTTTGATCGCAAGGCCTTGTAATACGGCCTTATGTTCATCTGTTAGATAGCTGGACTCCCAAGTGAAGCTCCGGCCTTCCTCGCTGTCCGCTGTCGCGCCTTCCGAGTTTAGTCGATTAAAGCGACTGACGGCAACGTCTCGAAGGATATAAGCCACGCTTCCGGGCAATTCCTCAAGTGCTGTGTCCGAAAACTGATTGACGTAAGCGATCATACGCTCGAAGCTATCCCGTACAATAAGGGTCAAAAGATCGTCTTGCTCTTGGTCAGCTTTGGGAATACCCTTTAAAAGTCGAAGCTCTTCCGTTACTTGATCGATATTGATTGCTGTCATCGCTAAAACCTCCTAAAACTAGGCTGCTACTGCTGACGCTGGCGCTTGGATTGTAGCTTCTACCACACCGTCCGGAATTTCAGCAAAGAGAACGTTAGCGCCAAAGAATACTGACTCGAAAGTCAAGTTATTCAAGTGACGATCACGCGCCACACCAATTAGACCTGTTTCGTCGGTAAAGTCCGCAAACAATCCGCCAAGATCGCCACCAGAAACATTTAAGTAAGCGAAGACAAGGTTTTCAACGGCTGTTGTATAGATCTTCCCTTGTGGACATGAAGGCATAACGATAACGTTTTGCATACCAAGGAAGTTTTGGAGAAGTGTGAATCCGAATACGTTTGAAGCGTCAGACGCAACGGCTGTTGATCCAAGGTATTCAGCCACATCGAGCGGGTTCACAAAAGAAACAAGCGGAGAGCCTTCGAACTCGTTGAAAGTAGTCAATTTGCCCCAGCTGTTCGCGAGAGCTTGCTGAAGCCCTTTTCCTGTAACTTTAGTTTTTGTCTTTTTAAGGTAAGCGAGGAAGTCGTCCTTAATTCCGTTTTGAATTTCGCGAAGCAAGCGTGTATCTGCCTCTGTGATAGCGCGTGACGCACCGTGACGTGCGATCGCTTCCGCTGATACAGCACGGCGTTTCTTGAACCATTCTACTGTGTATTCTTGATCCTTCGCGCGTGTCATTTTAGAAAGCGGAATTGTTTCACCTTCAGCGGTTTTAGTTGTGTCAACGTCTGCGGTCCATTTGTAAGTTTGGATCTTTAAGTCGTTAGTCAACTCTTGGCGACGTGTAACGCCCAAAAGTCGAAGTAAGTCATTGATATTTTTAGAAAACTTATTGACAAAATCAATTGATTTAATTTCGCCCAAGTCGTTCATGGTTGTTAGTTTTGTTTCAGCCATATTTTAATAGCCCTTTCTAATTTTTAAATAGTCCAATGTTTGCAGCGATCATTGCTTGACGCTCTTCGTCGTTTTCAATAGCCATGATCTCCGCTTTCGTCATAGATACTGGGCCCGTACCCTTGCGAGGTGCTTTCTGGGTCAAACGTTCGTCGACGCGGGTTTCTACTGCCTTATCAAAGATTTTTCGCAACGTGCCGATCTTCTCTTTTGTGGCTTCGGCTGTCTCATCGATCACAAAATCGATAAACTCGCCCGGAAGTCCTTCTTCACTCAATAGCGTTTGAGTGGCCACGCGCATTTCTTTAATTGCAAGAGCTATTTTAGCCATTGTTTCCCTTTTCATATATGCATCGGGAAATTTCAGGTCAAGTTTTTTTGTCACATTTTCGTTTATTCCGGCAGAATATTGAAAAGTGCAGTTAAAATCAATAATTTTAGCCATTTTTCTCTCCTTTCAAAAAATTAATGGACACTGCCCCTGAGTTAATCTTTTATTTCAGGAAATATGAGGCAATCTGAAATAAGTCTTTCATAGTC